TAACTCATTCTATGAATACCTCTTTCAAGTAACACTAAACCAAATTCCCCACCTGTAATACCCAAGATATTTCCCCCATCTGGAATTATCTGGGTATCACTTTGGGAGGTCGTTGCTGGAGTCCAATCTGTTTCATCATTGATGTCACTCCAAAATACTTTACTAGGATTAGATGAATCTCTGGCACAAACCACAAAATCTCTTACAACTGTTACATAATATGGACTTGGTGCTGATGCGTCTAAATCATCAAAATTACTTGATGTTCCAATAGTCCATGCTTGTAAAGTGTCATGCTTATTAGCACCAATAAGTTTTGTTCCAAATTGAGTAAAAGACCATCTGTCAGTCGTTGTGTAACTACTAGGTGATCCACCACTTAATTTAGATACATCATCTAAATCTAAGTCTGCTGATGCGTATTTGTAAAGTTTTGATGCAGATGCTGCAAACAGCTGTGTCTGAGTTCCAAACTTTGCTGGAAACACTCTAATTAAATTTTGGGCTGCACTATTAGATATTGCCTCTGCATTGTTAAAATAAGTATATCCAGTTGTTGTAGGGATAACATTTTTAGCATCTTTTAAAGCACCAAGTAAATGTGGCTGATCTGGATACCATTCTTCAAATTTAACTCTAGTTAATGCCATGTATCATATCCTACTGTTGTTTGAGTCCAAGTTTGACTTCCAATAACTGCATCTGTCCAAGTATCTTCATCTATTGTAACATCACCCCACTCTTCACCAAAGACATATGTTTCACATGAAACAGTTGCATTTGGTGGTGCAAAAGCATCTACAAATGAACTATTAACAAACACTCCTACAGCACTTGCTAAGACTGTTCCTGTGACATCTATTGAACTATCAGCACTAAATACAACACCAGCTAATGCACTTGTTGTAGTAGATGCACTTACTGATGAATCAACAAACTGAATGCGTATAGCATCAAGACTAACAGAACCACTACTAGATACAGAACTGTCAATAAACTGAATGCGAATAGCAGAGCTACTAATCGAACCACTTCCTGTAACAGAGCCATCAACTAACCTTTCCCTTAAACCAGCTCCTGATGTTGTTGCTGATGCTGTTACTGAGGCATCTGGGTGATGAATTACTAATGTGTTCCAAACATCACTATCTAAACTAAATGCAAGTGAATCAATTGTTCCAAATTGATCTAACTGATCTAAATTAAATGGTGCTGTTCCATCAGACATATTAAGCTAATGTAACTGTTAAATTGCTTGATGTAATTTTTAAAACATCTCCTGTTGCTATTGTTTTGCTTGCAGTCAAAGCACCATGATACAAAAGATTCCCTGATGAACTAGCATCAAATATTCCAAAATGTGTTATTGTTCCCCAATCACCTGTTGCCTGTGGAAACTCAACATCTGCACTTATTGATGATGCACCATCACTTGGTGCAGCAAATGTTGCTGACTGTCTGACATAAGCACCACCAGAACATTCTGTTCCAGTTCCAGCATCTGTTGGGTCTGATGTGAATAAAGCAACATAAACAGTAGATGGTGATGTGTATGATGTATTTCTTAATGTAGCATTAATGAGTGCATTTTCTAAATAATTGCTCATTGCTGTCATTTATATTACCTCTTTCTCGTTAATTTCATTGATAATGGCACACCTGAGTATTGTGATTGAATGGATTGCTTGTTTAAAGCATCTAAACTTCTTTCTAACATTGATGCCCAAACTTGTAATCGTTGATCATTCATCAAATATGGCTCTGCCTCTACCAAACTTGCATATAATAAAGCATCAGGTGCATTTGCCAGGAACACATTACTTGTGTTTGAATCACTTAATAAATCAGGCTCTGCATAATACAACAATGCAATAGTATAAGTGCTATCAGGTATTGGTGCTAATTGAAACTCTTGGCTTTTAATAGTGTATTGCAATGGTCTACCTGACTCAGTTGCCCTTGTATTACTAAAAAATGCACTTGGTGTTAAAAAATCTAATGGTTGTATTGGATTAGTAGAAACATGAATATCTCTGACCTCAAGAAAATCACTTGGTAATCCAACTGTTGAATCTCCTGATGTTGTTGCAGCTGTTACATCTTTTAACATCTCTCTGATTCTAAGTGTTCTTCTTAATCTTACTTCACCTAATTCAATAAAGTCTTTAATTCTTTCTGTTAAATCATCTCTACCAAGCCAACTAGCCACACTCGTCTGTAAGTCAGAATAATTGGTAAATGCCATCTATAATCTTCCTGGTCTAGTTCTAAAAAATCTCTGATCTGGGTGATTTAACCATTCATTGAACTTTTTTTGATCAACTACTGCAAAACCTCTCATAATCCCTTTTTTCTGCAAATCATCAATTGCTGTTAATGGGATTGATGCTACTTTGTTTCCAAAGATGTCATCTGACCATCTTGCTTTTTCATCAAATGAATTAAATTCCTTTTTGTTTTGCTCAACTAAATCTGAACAATCTTGCTTTGTTTCTATTACTATTCCACCCTCTCCATCTGGGTGAACTAATTGTGTTTTGTATTCACTTTGCATAAAGGTAAAGGGAGAGTTTCCTCTCCCTAATTCCTATATTACTCAGTTAAATCTGCACAAATGCCATGTGCTGCCTCATTATTAACCTGTAATGTATACTCAGCTAATAATTGAGTTTTTTCAGCATCACCAGCTTTTGCTAGATCATTTGTCTGGAATGGTCTGAGATATGCAACACTTGCCATTTCTGGATCAAGCACTAATGCAACCTCACCACTATCAGCCTCTGATGTCATAAATCTGTTTGGAACAACAGACATTTGACCAAAGTCAGACATATACACATCAGCAGCACCAATAATAGTAGTTGGCTGATCTGCTGGAGCCATATATCTTTGTGCTGCAATACCAGCAAACCCAGATACAACTTGCTTTTGTGTTGGTGTAGTCATTAGAACTTTTGGCTCACCACCTGAGTTAAAGACTTCTTTAACAACAGTCTTTAGAATAGCCTCTGTAAAAGTTCTATCTGTTCCATCAACCTTTGCAGTAGTTCCTAAAGAACCAGCAGTTCCTGATGTTCCACCATCATAGTTTGAATTGATCCAAGTTTGGATACCACCAAGAACTCTAGCAGTAGATGCGTTACCAGCACTCTGAACTGTGTTGTTCAAAAGAGCCAATTCCATATCTCTCTTGATTTCTTTAGATGCTTTAGCTAATTGATAAGCCTTTTCAGACTTTCTACCAGCTTTGTCAACTGATTCTAGTGTTCCTGACACTTTGATTGTTTTTTGACTGATTTGAGTGTAATTACCAACTCTTGTTGTAGCTGAAAGAGTTGCATCACTTGCGTCAGCACCCTCGACTGCTGCATTTGATGCTGCTGCTGCCAAAGAGTCTGTTTGCCACTCATGATAAACATTAGTTGCTGATGTTTTAGCAACTGAACTCATAAATGGTGTGTCTGTTGGTGAAATGTCGTAAATAACATCTGTTAAATCTTCTCTCTCACCAACTGCTTGAAAAGTTTGATATGTAGCCATAATTTTCCCTTAAAGTAATTGATTAAAAAGTCTGGCAGCATCTCTAACATTACCTGTTTTGCGTAACTGAGATTTTGCCCTTTTAATATTGTCCTGTTGACTTTGTGATGTTGCTTTAGCAACACCAGCTCTCATAAGTTTAGGTGCAGTCTTCAACTTCTTTAATACTTCTGGCTTTGATTTCATAAGTTTTTTGAATTGAGATGCCTCATGTAAAATTTGCACAAATCTATGATCTACTACTTGATTTAACTCTTGATCAGTTAAACCAACTTCTTTCCCATAAGCTATAATCTCTTGGGAAACAGCATTTCTATGCTTTGTGTTTTTCATTTCTGGCATTTTCTCTATCAATAAATCATTTTGCCTTTCTAAATACTTTTGATACTGTTGAGTCTGTAAAGTGGCTTGTTCTTGCTGAACTCTTTGTTGTTCTGCTCGTAACTTTGCTCTTTGCCTTTCCCTTTCACCTTTTTCAGCTAATGCTTTTACATAAGCTGATTCATCAGTTCTTTTCAATTCTTCTAAATCTACATCTTTCTCAGACTGTGCTAGAACATTGTCTAGTGCCTTAAGATTCTCTGCATATCTAGCTTGAAGTTGGTTTAAAGCATCAAGTTCCTTTTCTTTACTTTCAACTTTCTTTTTCTGCTCTGCTAAACTTTGTGATTTTTTTGTGTAATCAGCAGTCCTAGAATATCCCTTTAACAGTTCATCAAGTGGAACCTCAACTTCTTCACCTTGCACTTTGACTCGATAAGATTGAGGTTGCTCAATTTCTGGTTCAGTTATTTCTTCATCTTCAACAGTTTCATCTATCAGTTCAGTTGGCTCTTGAGTTTCCTCTTGAGCAACTTCATCAATAATTTCTTCTGTTTCCTGTTGCACATCTGCCTGAGATTCTTGTTCCTTTGGTTGTTCTGGTGAAGCCTCTGGTTCAAGTATTCCAGCCATTCTGTCAACAACTGATTTATTTGCATTCACATCTGTGGTCATGCTAACTCCTATAGTATTTTAAATTTTTTCTCATCTATTTTCTTACTCATTGAAATAGATTCAAAATGTGATTTAATTAAATTAATTGCAGTAATCATATAATAAGCTGATTCTCTTTCATCTTTGTTTGAACTTCCTGAGTTGCTAATAATGTCATACTGCATATTCCTTAGATTCTCTAATTCTCCAATAAAAAATTCATCTTGTAAATAGTTTTTGGCTCTGTCAGCTTTCTCATACTTGTTCATTGTGGCGACCTTATATTTACATTACTTGTTAGACCAGCACTAACTTTTGCTGCTTTTAAATTAGCCTCTGCCATTAACTCTCTTTCTTTTCTTGCTAAGTCTGCCTCTGATTTTTCTTTTTCTAGTTGTAATTCAAACATCATCTCTTCCCTCTTGAGTTTCATTTCTTCTTCCATCTTAATTTTCTTAATCTCAATGTCAGCTAATGCTTTTTGCCTGTCAATCTCTATTTGTGCTTGTGATTGTTGCATTAACACTTGCGCTGTCTGATCCATCTGTGGCTCTTCTGGCTGTGCTAACATTTGTTCAATCTCTGGTGTTATCTCATTGAAATACTCTTGAGAATTAGTTATTCCAAGTGCCTCAATAAAACTATTCAATGTTTTAGCATATTTCTTAACAGAAACTAATGGATTATTCACACCATATGATTTTATGATTTCCTCTTGCTTATTTAACACAAAACCAAGATTTGCTACCTGTTCTTCTTTATCACCAGTTCCAAGACCAACATTAACTGAAACATCATAAAGATTTGACCAAGTTCTTGGGTCTAACTCAATATATTTACCTCTCAATGCAACTGTGACTGCTTTATCCTGGTATTTGTTTGCTAGATGTAAAATACCTTTAAATAACTCTTTTACACCTGTTTCTGCAAAGATTCTAGCTATTAACTCTAATTTACCACTAGATGCTCTTGTAGATGCTGCAATTGCTGCTGCTGTGACATTCTGCAAGATATTTGGGTCTAACCCTTGTGCCATATCATTAACACCAGTTCTTTTGGTTTGTATTGAGTCTAAATACTCCAACATTGGAAATGCCTGGTTGGCTACTGGCTGAACATTAAATGGAACTACTGCATTAGGCTGTTTCATTCTTACAATTCCACCAGCAGTAACTGATAACAAGTCATCTAAATTAACTTGACCCTCAACTGCACCAACTCTGGCATTGTTTGTTAAATACAAATTATCCAACATCTGCCTGGTAACAGTAGACTTGATCAACTGAATGTCCATTGCTCTATCAGCTAAACTCTGACCAAAGAACTTGTGTGGCATTGGATATGGGCAAACACTATAAAATGGCACATAATCACAAGGCTCATTGTATAAAATCTCTGATCCACAGTAGACAACTCTTCTGAGTTCTGCTATCCCATCATCATCAAAATCTGTCTTTAAATAACACTCAAACACCTCAACTGTTTGCATTGTATCGTCTAAGCTGTCTTGCTCATGTGGGTGTTCACCATTACTGAATCTAGCAATCTTCTCACTTGAGAATGATATGTCATCAAAACTTGGGAGGGTTGCAACCAAATCCTCATCAAATCCCATAGCAATCAATTCACTTCTTGTCATTAGCTTTCTATGTGCCACAAATGGTGAATTGTCTATTGTTGTTGCTTTTTTTGAGATTAAGAACTCTTCTGGTGGAACATTTTCAATAACAATCTTTCCAACCTCTGATTTCTTTTTAACTTTAACTGTGTGCTTTCTGATTTGAATAATATCACCAAACTCATCATTCATCTGCTCTTCTACAGTTTCTTGCTCAACTATCTCTCTTGAATCATCTCTGCCAATAAGTGTCAACTCATTGTCAGTTAAATCTTTATATTCTTCCTCTGTTACTTCTTCTTGGGTATCCCAAAATGCTTTTACAACACCAACTTTCTGTAATAAGGCATCTTTAAACCAGTTATGAAATAAAATCACTCCATTGTTTTGTTCTAGCACCCAATTAGCATAATCTGTTGCCTGGTTTGCACCCTCTTCATCTTCTTGGGTTCTTGGAACATAATCAACAAAGTTTTTGGTCTGGGTAAAGATTCTCATGATCTGTGGCAATGCACCATCAACGGCCTCTGCTACTTCTGATGTTACAATCTGACTTCTGCCCTCTACCTCATTACCATAACTATCCCTTTGATAATACTCTAGTGATCTCTTTCTTTCATCTGTGGTTTCTGACTCAATGAAACCTATTGATGAATCAATTTCGCTTTCTAGTATTCCTTTTAGTTTCCCTGTGTCCATCTAATTCCTTTACTGATTTTTTTAGTTCCTCAAGTTCTTTTTTAACTTCATCAAGCTCTTTCCTTGAAACCCAATCACCTCTTTTTTGTAACCAAACTCCTGACATTTTTTCCCTCCTAGAATGTTTTAAATAAATTAAATTTAATTATATCCTCATCAGTTTGAGGATTGTTTTGTTTCATAAACTGAATTAATGAGTTCATAAATGGGAACTGTATACCCATTCTATTGACATCAAAATCTGAGTCACCAAAGTATGGAGTGTCAACATCATAACCACTTGCACCTATGGTTAATTCTACTGGTTTACCAAGTAGATTAACTGGAATGCTTTGTTCTATATCATAGACATTCTGCTTAACATCATCATTCATCATGCCCATAGCATTGAGCCTAGTGCCATAATTTAACAATGATGGTTTGTTAGCATAGATTTGCTCTATGATTTCTCTTTGCCTTTGTCTTTCTAGTAACTCTTCTTCATTCATTTTAAACGATCCACCCTAAGTTTACCTCTAATGGTTTTGACCATTCTTGGCTGGTGTTGTCCAGACCTATTGCTAAGTATCTGAAACTGTCAGCACAATGTGATGTCCAGTCATGTAAAGGTTTGTCATAAAACACTTTCTGTTTTTCATTATACTCTCTTCTATAGTTGCGTAAAGAGTCTATTCCCTGTTTTGTTTTTGGATAATTGAACCAGCATTTTGGCAACATTCTTCTAACTGCCTGGATACCATCAGCAACTGACAGCTTACCAATGACCCTACAATCTAGCCCAGCATTTTGCAGTATCTCTAATCTTGACTTTCCTGTGCCAAGTTCTCTGACCTGAACATCATGTGGCAACAATTGCTCTACATGAAACCATTTGTTTTCCCTTAACCAATTTATATAGTTCTCTAAACCAACACCATGATTCTCATAATAATCTAGTAATCGAACCTCATTCTGTGTTGCCTGGCATATCCAAATTGATGTTGAGTCTGACATTCCTAAATCCCAACTTGCTACTGTCTTGCATACATCATCTCTTTCCAAGTGAACCATTCTCTTTTGTTTCTCAAGATCATTAATGAGTTCACCATAATAACTTCCTGTAACTGCTGCATTGAAACTACACTCAAACTCTTGATTATATTTCTCTAAACCCATTTCTCTTTTGGCTGATGCTAACTCAAGTTCTCTAAGCAATTTAGTTTCACTTGCTTTAAACTCTAGTAGTTTCCAATCATCTTGTTTCTCTGCTCTATCTCTCAAATCTTTAAAATGATTTTGTCCTTTAGGTGTTCCAATAAACAGACACCAACCCTCTCTATCAGCTAGAGCTGCTCTCACAATCTCATTCCATATTCTTGGGTTCTGATCACCTACCTCATCTATAATGACACCATCAAAGTATTGTCCTCTAAGGTAATCAGCATTTTCTGAACCATATAGACTGATTCTTCTATCATAAAAGTCTATTCTCAGTTCACTATTGTTTATCTTTGCATCACCTAGTGATCTTGTGAAATCAACTAAATAATCCCATGCAACTCTCTTTGCCTGTGCATAAGTTGGTGCTATATATGCAAATCTTGGCTGTTTCTTTTCACATACCAATGCTTTTCTAATTAATTCTATAATGGCTGCAACAGTCTTTCCCATTCTTCTGTGTGCAACTGTAACAACAAACCTATAATTATCAAGTGCCTCATGAATCTCATATTGAGGCTCTCTTGGCTCGTAGTCAATCTCAAAGTCTACTTCAGTCATTTATCTTTTTTCTTGAATGTCACATTGATTTTGACTGGTTTGCCATTATCACCAGTAATCTCATGTTTGCTTGTTTCTTTCCAACCAGCTCTTGTCTTTAAATAAAAGATTGATGCTAAAGTGTTACCCTTTCTGATCTGTTGCATGAGAGTCTTTGCAACTTCTGCATTTGCATCTATTCTTCCATCATCAAGTTCTTTCTTGTAATACTTAACCAATGTGTCTGCTGAGATGTTTAGCTTTCTTGCTATATCTTCATGAGGAATGCCATAAGATGCCAAAGAAT